TGGACGCTTATAAAACAAATCCAAGGGTTGCAACCGTAACCGCTGAAAAGCTTTGTATTTTGAGCCATGCCTCCTAAGAAACAAGGTAATGGCCACTGGCGCCCCAAGGCGCCGAAAAATCGCCAGGCTGACGAATACAAGTCTGGCGTCTTCGACGATAGAGTCACCATGCAATTCCCACCTTTGCAAAAGTCGAAGAAGGTCTGGGTAGCCAAGGGTAAAATGGATAACCCTGAGGCTGATTTGAAATATGCCGACCTGGCTGAAAAGAAAGCCGAACTCGCGACTCCACTCAGCGAATCCAAGGACAATCACGAAGATTACTTGGATGAACAGTGGGCCACTACTGAAGAGAGCCGCATGAGGTTCATCAACACTGTCCCCGTCCAAACCTACCTTCCGGTCTCAACCCTTAATTGGGCCAAGACCTGGCATCCTGACATCAATGCTGTCAACGCTGAAGGTTTGGAAATTGTGAAAACCAGTCACCCTAGAGCCGCCCTTGAGAGGGAGCTCGCTGAGATGCAGATCTATGAAAGACTCCGCACTCGACTCGGCCATCACTCCATGATTCTCGATGCTGGCGGCAACGCTGTACGTCATGCGGCCCACAAGCGCGCTGATGTCATAAGCTGTTGCCCTATCCTTGATCCCAGAGATGCGTCTCGTGAGGCAAAGCGCAAGGAGAATAAGCTCGAGAACTATTGCAACTGCGACCTCCGCACCCACATGGAGGCCAAATGTGAGAAGTTTTCCATCCCCGATGGTATCATGGCATGTGATTCTTTGTATTATATCCCGAGAGATGACTGGTTGTCTGCCCTTGCTAGAACAACTAAAGGCATGGGTGCGGCAACTGTGCATTTGCATGCAAAGTACTATGGCGTGCAATTCGGAGGAGAGTACTCCTACAAAAGAAAAGGTAGTGAGTACATAGTGAACGTGAAAGGAGAATTGATCCCCTACAGGTATGAAGAACCTGCTTGGTTGCGCGCTTGCGCTCACAGTTTGCTCGTCGATGGCGTTATGCACCATTTTGTCTGGACCATAGAACAATTTGGTGAATTCACCTACTTGGTAGAGTTTTTCCCCGTCGACGCTCCCGTAGAACCTTTGATCTCCGAAGAGCTCCTTGCCATTGAAAAATCATTGGCGAGTGAAGCTCACAATGGACCCGTGAAGTGGTCGCTCTCTTCAGCAAAAGATGATCCCAACGTCGACCAAGTCAAGATAGGTGAGTTGGGCGATCTCAAGTTCCAATCGAGTTTGACATACTTGATTGCCTCGAGCAACGGAATGGACGTGGCTATCCCAAAGGATTTGCTGGCCTCTGCGCTCCTGTTTGTTTCCATGCAACAGCGCACCCCAGCTATCTTTCAGGCTTTGAGCAGAGACATACGATCAAAGCTGGTTAGCAAGTACGCCGTTCCCGTAGAGGACCTCGCAGAAGTGCATCGTCTAACGTGCCTTCTCGGTTTTTACGGCAACATATCTCACGACGCTTATTTCATGACCATTGCGGCTGAACATTGCGCTGAGGACGTTGACCAGTTGACTCGGGCGTATTCAGGTGCCCCTATGTCCCTTATGTCATACATTCAATACAAGATCGCCTCTTTGCGTCGCAAGGCCACTGCTGCCTCCGTGAAGATGTTGTCCGCCAATGCCCCCCTTTTGGCTGGACTCACAGCTGTTTCTGTCCTTGGTTTCGTTGCGAGCCGACGCAACAGGCAGGCCGACGACCCCCTGCTCAGTTTCCGTTTCCGCCGCGTAGCCCCAGCGTCCCTTCTTGATGCTGGGCGTTCATTGGTGCAGCGCGCCGCCTCATCTCGTATAGGCGAGCGCATCGGTGAATACGCTGACTTTGTAAACAACGTGGCTTCCAACGTTGACCTGTCCCTTGGAGGATTGAGATCTCGTATCTCGAGAGAAGTCGGTTCTATGACTGACTCTCTTCTCTCCTCTTACTGGGACATGTTGAAGACACGCATGTACACTGCATTCGACATGATAAGGAGTTTGTTCAACAATTGGACCATATATAGGACTGCTATTCCTGCGTCTTCCGTCCCCAGCGCCACATACGCTGTGATGGAAGGCGTTGCTGTAGGGGTAGCTGAAGAATCCGCCCATTATGTTATGGGTAGACCTCCTTTTATCAGGTTCATGCACATCCTTGTCGAGTGGTACGCAGCCTACAAGTCCGGAACCGACGTACTGTATTGGCCCGCCGCCGCCATACATGTCTGTTGCCACTTCCTTCCCATCGAATATTCGTGCGCCATACATTCCGCATACAACGCCCTGGTGATAATGACCTCTGCTGCCAATAAAGTAGGAATATCTCCCGCTTCTTTGGTCAAATATTATCATTGGGTTGCCGTCGTTTCTGTGACCATTCTTTTGTGGAATTTCTTCCGCAAAGGTCAGCCTGGCCCGTCTCCCTCGCGTGCATCCTTATGGTCCGCCTGGGACAATTTGAGGAAGAAGGAAGCAGATCCCAATGTCAACATTGCCTATGGTCCCAAAACCCTAGAAGCCGTCGAACCCTCTAAGCCCATGCCCCAAGAACGGGAAATCGAGGTATCCACCGACGAGTATAAGGTTGTGTCAGTCAAACAACCCTTTTATGGCAAGTCCCCCTCCATGCAGCCGTCCCTTAAGCTCATGGGCATTGGATCCAACGTCGTGCACCCGATCATCTTTACCAAGGGCACGCAATCTGAATACTTAGCATTCAGATGCCGCGTCGCCGCTGAACGCTTGCCCGCCGACAGTCAGTTGTGGCTTCGAGCGCGTAAATTCCTTTTGGAAAACGCCCACTTGTTCCTTTGTGGTGCACCCATGCCTGTCTCGGTCGTTGACTTTGACACTTGGGCCTCTCGTTTTCCCCCCACTCGCCGTGATGAATTGAAGGAAGCCTTTTGTTTTGGTCAGGACAATGACTACAAGCAACCCCACTTGCAGAAAGCTGCTGCTTTCACCAAGGTCGAGGCGCTGCTGAAGATGTCACCTGAAGGCGTGGAGCCCACTGCTCCTCGCATGATCCAAACATTCAAGGCTAGAATTGTCGTCATTACCGGCCCTTGGGTATGGAGTTTCGCAAAAGCTATCAGCGGCGCCGCCTGGTCTCATGGCACTCGCAAGACCTTGAGCCGAGTCCCTAGAGCCTACCATGCCTCGGGAGCATCCACCGAACGACTAGGAGTTGTCTTCGAAGCGATGCTCAATGAGGCGTCACAAAGTGATGAGCCGTACGTTATCAATACTGATGACGCTACTTTGTTTGACATGCACTGCGGTGTTGATGCACATGAAACAAAATTGGCCTTGTATGAACATGTCGGCGCCCCAAAGGACGTCATTTCATGTTTACGAATGCAATCCTGCCCCAAGCTTGCAGGAGCAGCAGGCAATTATGTCGATGTGTTTGATGGCATGACTTCTACTGGCGTAACCGACACTAGCACTGGAGGAACCATCATCAACTCGCTCGTCAACCATTTCGCTTACTCACAGTCTTTAGAAGACATCAATTCGAACAAGGATAAGTCACGCCCATACCGTTTCCGGATGGTGGCGATGGCTGATGACATGGTGTCGTGCGGCCCCAAAGCTGATTTCACACCAGTGTACTACAATGTTCGACGCAACATGGGCATCCCATACAAACCAGCCCAGTTTGCCATTAGTGACGCCTTTCGCGCTGAATTCTGCCAACAAAGACCTTGGCCCACATCTGCCGCCCGCATCGTCTGGGGCCCCAAGCCCGGACGTTTGATCGCGAAGATGCCTTGGTCTCATTTGAACCTCAGAGTTTCGACGGCCCGCCGTGTGCTCAGAGGTAATGCCTTAGGATTCTACGCTACTACCAGGCACGTGCCCTTCGCTCGAGAGTATGTCGATGCGATACTTCGTCTTACTTCTTCCTATGAAGCCGTTTTCACACCTTCTGGAGAGTGGGTGTTCAGATCTCAACACAAACATGCTGAGATGGAAGGAGACGCTGTGATCGCCGGAGTAGAGTACCCCTCAACTTGGAATATGATCTATTCCCTTTATGGTCTCACTCCTGCTGATCTTCAAGATTTCGTACGCGCTTTGGATGCAGTTGATTCTGTCCCTTGCGTTCTTAACCACTACGTACTTGAGATCCTTAATCGCGTTGATAATGCTTAAGAGCCTTTCGTCTGGCCCCATTTCCCGGACATTAAACACGAGAAATGCCTCGCAGTCGAGGGAAGAATGCCCGCCGCGCCCAAAATATTGTTGACACAGCCAAGAAAATGGAGTCGAAGTCCAAAACGGGCTCTGAGAATCCAGTTTCGAAGGCAAAAGCCCGCCCCCCTCCCAATCGCGTTCCTCGACCGCCGTCCTCTGCCCCTGCTAAGAGGGGCCCCCGACCTGCTGTCGTCCCCAAGGATGACATGGCTAGAATTGTGCGAGCCAACTCTGACGCTTACGTCAGATTTCAGATCGATCCTTTCAATGAAGAATGCGCACGTTTCCCCGATTTCGCTGCTTCAGGAACCGATAAAGCGAAAGTCGAATTTGTACGCTCTCTTGATCCTGTCGTTGATTCTGTCAATGGCCGATCTTATGCAGGTCTTGTTCTGTTCCCTGACATGTACCAAAACTCTTTCCAACTTACCGCCTCCGCTAACGGCGTTTTCACTTGGGCTATTTCTTCTTTCCCCAAGTGCTCCATCCAGTCGTACGCTGCGTTTGCTGCTGCAGTGGGACAATACCGAATCACTGGCATGGGCGTTCAGATCATAACCACTGGACCCAATCTCTATAAGGGGTCCATCACGCGTTCTGCGCTCCTGCCCCCAGTGCTCACATCGAACTCCGCTCCCACATGGCAAACCACGGATCTGGACAACTACAAGGGTGAAGTTATCACCACCACAAACCGCGATGCTGAGTCAAAGCACTCGATGGTGTGGATACCTCTCGATGCGTCTCCTGCATTTTCAGCTGCTACAGCTGATTGGTGTTCAGGATTGACAATGAGACCACCAGGTACTGGTAGTTGTTATGACAACCAAATAGTGACTATGATTAGTCTCAGTGATGCAGATGAGGTCGCTTACGCTAAGATTGTCGTCGGTATAGAGTTTGTCGCGCTTCCGGGCTCGGCGAATCTCTTCAACTCACGAGCAGTCTTAGGCGGACCCGCGTCCATCGCTGAGTCATGGTATGCTTTGAAGTCACAGGCCTACTCAACAGGCATTGCTCCGCCCCCGTTGTCATGGAGTGAGGTTTGGAAAGGTTTCAAGCACAATCTTGGGAAAGCCGCCCAAACGGCAATAATCGGAATAACTTCTTCCGCTCTCGCAGCAAGCCTGGGCGATCCCAAGTTCAAGAGGTACGAAAAGCACCTCATTTCCGTCGCATTTGAGAAGTTCCACTTGTCCCCTTTCGTTCTACATTATAAGGGCAAGAAGGCAATTGTCGACGATGCCAAGAACGATGATTCCGTTCTTGATGCCGTGGATGCTATGTCTGTGTTGGAGTACGCTGAATTCTTAGTAAAGGATTCATTTACTCAAACTCCCAACACCTTGTCTGTCACCTTGAGGAAGAGATAGACAGCATCCACGATGAAGGGTAAGGCGCATCCGCGAACACTCTGGCAAGTGTTCCCCCCCAGCTAGTACATCTGTCCCCCGGCTCGTTAAATATAGGTACTCGACAGAGCACTCTCCCATTGTCTTCAGACATTGGGGAACGTAGTTCCCCC